CAGCTTGGACAGGTGGCTTGGTCACGTCAGATAGCCTACGATGCAGACTGGGTATTAGCGTTTGGTAGAAAGCAAAATACAGGTGTTCTAGAGGTGGCATTTAGAAAGAATCGTCACGGTTTCTTAGGAGACTTCTATATAGATGCAGACTTTGATAGTGGTAAGTTTGAGGAAATGATGGACCCTGCAGACCTATTGTAATCTATAATGGTTATATGGACTTCGCAGGACACAAGAAAATTAAAGAGTTTACCATAGATGGTCAGATCTATGATGAGGCTGATGTAATGCGTTTGAAAGAAAAGTATAACTCCATAATGGATCATTATCTTAGAAGTCAAGGATATGTTCCTCATTTAGATCTTGACATAGTTTTTACTATAGATTATAATGGTAACTGGTTCGATTTTAAAATAACAATGTACGGTATTTATTTAGGGAAGGCAAAAGCAAAATGCTATTTGGGAATAACGGGAAGCAAGCTAGTTCCAATGACTCCTATGACCCAGAACAAATCAGAGAAATCATCACATCGTGTGGAGTCTCAGTAGGTACTGAGTTAGATACTCACTTTTTAGTTTTCTGTCCTTTCCATAATAATCGTAATACTCCAGCCTGTGAAATAGACAAAGAAAAAGGTTTGTTCCTTTGTTTTTCCTGCGGAGAAAATGGAACTATCTTAGACTTTGTAATGCGTACAACTAATAGAACTTACTTTGAATCTGCTAGAATTATCTCTAATGCTGCAAAGGCAGGAGACTTTGTTCAAAAGATTGACAAGTCAATTATTCCAAAAGAAGAGTTTAATAAGTTTGATGATGCCACAATAGAACGCTTGCATTCTTCCCTGATGCAAGACAATAAGGCTATCTCGTATTTTACTGGTCGTGGCATTACAAAGAAAGCTTCGGAGTTTTTTAAACTTGGATATTCAGATAAGCAGGATATGGTTACGGTTCCAGTATATTCTCATACAGGAGTTTGTGTAGGCTTTGTTGCTAGATCAGTAGAGGGTAAGTCATTTAAAAACTCTACAGGTTTGCCAAGAAGTAAGGTATTATTTAATCTTAATAACTGCAAGTTCCAGGACCTTGTAGTCGTAGAGTCATCTTTTGATGCTATCCGTTTGTGGCAATTAGATATACCTGCCGTAGCAACGCTAGGAGCAAATGTAGGGACAGTTCAGTTAGCCCTACTAACCAAGTATGCCAATACAATTATTGTAGCTCCAGATGGAGATGAGGCTGGTAACGAGATGGTTTCTAAACTAGTTAAAGGTTTAGGTGGTAAAGACATAAGAATATTGCAGATACCAGAAGGCAAAAAAGACATTGGGGATATGACAGATGAAGAAATTAATCACGCATATTCACAGATAAAAGCACTTGACTTAGCACTCAATATCTGATAAAATGTTGTAACAGACTCACATATAGAGTCAAATATTAGGAGAAATATTATGGCAAGTATTACAGGATTAGCAAATATCCAAAAACTAATTGAACGTCCATCTGGTTCAGATGGTCCAAAGGCTCGTTGGCTAAAGCTAGAAGATGGTCAGAGCGTAAAGATTCGTTTTCTAAACGAAGTAGACCCAGACTCAAAGAGTTACACCAAAGAAATGGGTCTAGCGATTGTTATCGCAGAACACACAAACCCAAAGGATTATCGCCGTAAGGCTCTTTGTTCTATGGAAGAAGAGGGCAAGTGCTATGGCTGCGAAATGCACAGACGTGATCCAAAGGCTGGTTGGAAGGCTCGTCTTCGCTACTACACCAACGTGTTAGTAGATGAAGGTAATGGCGAACAATACACAGCTATTTGGTCGCAAGGTGTTGGTCCAAAATCACCAACTACAACAACAATCATTGAATATGCTTCTGACACTGGAGCAATCTCCAATGTCATCTGGAGACTAAAGCGTAATGGTACAGGTACTCTTACAAGCTATTCATTGTTCCCTGTTGCAACCGATGAGAAGGCTTTTGATTTCACAGGTATTGAAATCTATGAACTTGAAAAGACAGCAACTCGTCAAGTTAAGTATGCAGAGCAAGAGTCATTCTTTATGGGTCTTGAAACTGAGGAAACAGCTAGTGCGTCTGTAGATTGGTAAAAGCCACTTGACAGACTTGGGGGCGGTAGGCTATAATTGCTTATCGCCCCTTACTATATTATTGGAGAAAAATGTATCATAATCATCATTCGCATTCTTATTACAGTTTGCTTGATGGCTTCTCCTCACCAGAAGAACTTCTCAAACGTGCAGAAGAGGTGGGTATGACTGCTTTATCGCTTACAGATCACGGAACTTTAAGTGGTCACAGAGACTTTCTTATTGCTGCAAAAGACACAAAGGTAAAACCAATCCTTGGTCTTGAGGCATACTTTACTACAGATAGATTAGATAAGCGTTCCAAGAAAGAGCGTAGCGAAGATGAGCAAGTTTATAATCACCTTATTGTTTTGGCAAAGAATGAAAATGGTTTACAGAACTTATCTAAACTATCTGAGATTGCTTGGAACGAAGGCTTCTTTAATAAGCCTCGCATAGACTTTGAGATATTAGAAAATTACTCATCAGACCTTATTATTGCTTCTGGGTGTATGAACGGTATCATTGCTAAGGCAATTCAGAATGACAATATGGACCTAGCTAGAAAGCACACAGACTGGTTCAAGCAGGTGTTCAAAGATGATTTCTATATGGAACTACAACCACACAACCCATATGAACTTAATGCACAGATGCTTAAACTAGCAGATGAGATGGGTGTTAAATCAACAGTAACTCTTGATTGCCATTATGCATCTCCAGAAGATCGGATTGCAGAAGAAATTATGCTTATCCTTGGCACACATCCTAACATTCGTAAAGAAGCTAAGTTTGATGATAGTCGTAAGATTAAAGATCTTATTGAACGCCTAGATTATTTATATGGTGATCGCTTTATGTCGTTCAAAGACTTAGAGATTTACTTAATGGGATACAAAGATATTCGTCAGATGATGATTGACCAAGGTATTGATCGTGATGATTTGTATGAAAACTCTTTAGAAATCTCAGACAAGGTTGGTTCTTATGAAGTTAAAAAGGGATTAGATTTATTACCTGCTGATTATATTGACCCAGACCACCAACTTGAAAAGATAACAATGCTTGGATTGGAAAAGCGTGGACTAGCAAATAACCCAGATTATATTGCTCGTATAAATGAAGAGCTTGAAATTATTAAGTCTAAAAACTTTTCTTCATACTTTATTGTTGTTGCAGATATGATTAACTGGTCAAAGAATAACAATATTCTTGTTGGTCCAGGACGAGGTTCTGCTGCAGGTTCTTTAGTATGTTATGCATTAGGCATTACAGAAGTTGATCCAATTAAATATGGGTTGCTGTTCTTCCGCTTCATTAACCCAGAGCGTGATGACTTCCCTGATATTGATACAGACTATGAAGATCGTTATCGTGGAAAGGTAAAAGAATATCTTTCAGAGCAATATCAACACGTTGCTTCTATCGCTACATTTCTTACCTTTAAGGATAAGGGTGTTGTAAGAGATGTAGCTAGAGCTTTTCATATTCCACTTCCAGAAGTAAACAAGGCTCTTAAGGGTATTGAAACTTGGGATGAGTTTATGTCTAGCACTATCTCAAAAGATTTCCGTGATAAATATCCAGAGGTCGTAAAGTATGCAGGTAAGTTGCGTGGACGTATTCGTGGCACTGGAATGCATGCTGCTGGAATTGTTGCTTCTAAGGATGCTATCTGGAAACACGCACCTATGGAAACTCGTAAAGACACACAGTCAGATGATCGTGTACAGGTTGTGGGTATGGATATGGAACAGGTTGCAGATGTTGGTCTTATCAAGATTGATGCTCTTGGTCTTAAAACATTAGCAGTAATTCACGATACTTTGGATATGGTTAAAGAGCGTAAAGGCAAAGATATTGACCTTTCTAATCTTGCCTTAGACGATAAAGAAGTTTATGCAGACCTCACAGCAGGATTTACAAAGGGTGTATTCCAAGCAGAAGCAACTCCTTACACAAACCTTTTGGTAAAGATGGGTGTGTACACTTTTGATGAACTTGCTGCTTCAAATGCCTTGGTTCGTCCAGGAGCTATGAATACTATTGGTGCTGAATACATTAAGCGTAAAAAGGGCAAAGTTCCAGTGAAATATATTCATGACATCGTAAAGGACTTTACTCAAGATACTTATGGGTGTATCCTTTATCAGGAACAAGTTATGCTTGCCTGTGTTTACCTTGGTGGTATGACTATGGCAGAGGCAGACAAGGTTCGTAAAATTATTGGTAAGAAAAAAGATGCAAGGGAGTTTGATCAATATCGTGAACAGTTTGTTAAGGGTGCTTCAAAGCACATCACAGAAAAGCAAGCACAAGATTTATGGCATGACTTTGAGGCACACGCAGGGTATTCTTTTAATAAGTCCCACGCTGTTGCTTATTCTATGCTTAGCTATTGGTCTGCTTGGCTAAAGCGGTACTACCCACACGAGTTTATGTATTCACTTCTTCGTAATGAAAAGGATAAGGATACTAGAACAGACTACCTAATTGAAGCAAAACGAATGGGAATTACAATTAAGCTCCCACACGTTAATGAATCAGACATTGACTTTACTCTTGAGGGTGATGCTATTAGATTTGGTTTAGGCAATGTTAAGTTTATTTCAGAAAACATTGGAAACAAGATTATTGCAAGTCGTCCGTTTGATTCCTTTGAGCATTTAAAAACTATTGCAAGTACAAAGGGTTCTGGAATAAATAACAGAGCGATAGAAGCGTTGAATAAAATTGGTGCTGCTGCCTTTAATGATAATTTAAGGATTGGAAATGAAAAAGAAAACTACTACGAGTACCTTAACATACCTGAGTTTACTAGTGATATCCCTCGTTGGATTGAAGCATATGCAAAACCGCTTGAAGACTACTCAGAAGAAGGATCATTCCTCGTACAGGCTATGGTCAAGTCAATCAAAAGAGGAGACGGGTGGAGCCGTATCGAAATCGTTGACAAGACTGGCTCTGTTGGGATATTTGACAGATCGGACACGGTAATTGAACCAGGAAAGATTTATATATTCCTAGTTGCAGATAATAGAATCGGTGCTTATGCAACAGCAGAAGACCTTAAGAATACTGATGATCCCTTTATCAAATACTTACAGGCAAAAACAATGACATTAGGTGATGGAGAATTTTTCACCATTAGCTTTACACCAAGAAAGACAAAGGCTGGTCAGAAAATGGCAAATGCTGTACTTGCAGATAAGGATAAAGAATTACATTCTGTAGTTATTTTTCCAACAATGTATGGTCAGGCATTATCAAATATGAAACCAGGCGGTAGATGTAAGCCGATACTACAAGAAACATCATCAGGAAGTACCACAGTAAAGGAGTTTGAGAGAGTATGAACCTAGACAATTTAGCAAGAAATGTACACAGCAATGCAACTGAAAAAGGTTTTTGGGACTATATGTATTCTAATGTAGAACCAGTTGGGGATACCTTTATCTTTTTTGCAAAACAAATAGCAATGATTCATTCAGAAGCAACAGAAGTACTTGAGGCACTCAGAAAACAAAAGGGTCAGCAAGAGGTTGTAGAAGAACTAGCAGATATCATCATTCGTGTGGTTGATCTGTATCAGGGGCTTGTTATGGCTGGAGAAGCCAAAGACTCACTTGAAGATGTAGTTACAAAGAAGACAATCATCAATAGCCAACGCCCAAAAATGCATGGCGTATTGGGATGATATAATAGATGCTTAGAAAAGATAATGGAGATATAAATGACAACAACGATTGATGATATTCTATCAAGGTTAGACCCAAAGACAAGAAAGCGTGTGCAGCAAGCAACAGAAGTTGAGATTGAAAGACAGCCAACACCAAGTCTAAGTCTTAACGTAGGCTTGAAGGGTGGTTTTGCATATGGTCGTCAGGTTCTTATTTGGGGAAACAAGTCTGCAGGTAAATCCTCATTCTGTTTACAGATGATTGCTGATGCTCAAAAAGAAGGTAAGACGTGTGCTTGGATTGACTCAGAGCAGTCCTATTCACCTGAATGGGCTGCAAAGCTTGGAGTTGATTCTGAAAAGCTAATTTACTCACCTGCAAAAACAATTAATGATATGGTTGATGTTGGCATTGATCTAATGAATGCAGGAGTTGATCTTATTGTAGTAGACTCTATTTCAGCATTACTTCCTGCTATCTATTTTGAAAAAGATGGTAGCGAACTTAAAGAGCTTCAAGACACAAAACAGATTGGTGCAGAAGCAAAAGATATGACACATGCAGTAAAGATGCTTAACTATGCAAACAAGAATACATTGCTTGTTCTTATTTCACAGCAGCGTAATAGTTTTGGTGGAATGCATGCAACTCATATCCCTACTGGTGGTATGGCTGTTAAGTTCTTTTCAAGCACTATTGTAAAGTTGTGGTCAAGCGAATCAGAAGCTAGTTCTATTAAGGATAAGGTTACTGTTGGTGATCGTTTAATTGAACAAAAGGTTGGTCGTCCAGTTAACTGGACTATTGACTACAATAAGACTGGACCACAATTCATTGGTGGATCATATGACTTTTATTTCCAAGGTGATCACGTTGGTGTTGACACCATCGCTGACCTTGTAGATACAGCGGAGCTTATGGGAATTATTGAGCGTGGCGGTGCTTGGTACACAGTTCTAGAAGAGCGTTTACAAGGACGAGCAAAGGTGGTAGAATATGTTAGAGAAAATAAAGAGGTCTTTGACACCCTTGAAAGTATGGTATATTCAAAACTATGATAAACCCAAATGATTTTATAAATACTGCTCCAAAGCAGGAAGAGCCAAAAGAAGAGTTAAATATGGTTGGCGGTACATTTATTTGTCAAGAATGTCTTGTGCCAGTTAAAGAGGCTATTCTAGATGAAGACTCTATGTCTTTGATGTATACCTGCAAAGATGGACATAAGAATGAGGCAAGTCTTTGAGTGAGGCAGGAGAGCTAAAACGCATTGGTGCTAAAGCACATAAAAACTCTGGTCGTGGTCAATACTATAAAGGTGATGGTAATACAGATGAGTTTATTGTAGATGTAAAAGAGGCAGGTAAAAGTTTTACACTTAATCAAGATATATGGGCTAAGATCGTCACAGACACCCTGAGAACGGATAAAACCAAATATCCTGCCCTATTACTAGCTATTGGAGAAACACAAAAGATAAGATTAGCAGTCATTGAATGGGCTGCCCTAGAAGATTTAATGGAGAGAGCAAATGGAATCAACTCTTGAGTTTATAAGTCAAGTCACAGAATTTAATGACTTACACGAATATATGAAAGACCCAGAACTTGATGAGGCTATGGCAATTATTGTTAAGATTATGATGAAGCCAGACATTCCATCTGTTCAAGCAGTAGCCCTAATTGGAAAACTACAAGCAATGTCTGCTAAGTTTGCTATTCTTGCAACTTATTATACAACGATTGCAAAAGGTCCATCAGGAAGTGTAAATAACACAAAGAAGAATGTATACTATACAATGAAAGAATCAATAGACAAAATCGTAGATGCCTTAAAGTATCTTGCACGATACAACTTAGGAGCATAGAATGGCTAAAAATTTAATAGGAAGTCTAGTAACAAAACCAAGAGATACAAAGTTAGATGCAAAGAAGTACCGCCTTGCATTAGGTAAGGCATATCTAGCAGGTAAGAATGGTATTCAGTTTACTACAAAGAAAACATTCTCACCGTCCACCGTTGGGTATGGTTATGGAACCTGTCCAAGATATTGGAACCTAGCATTTAGCGGTGTAGAGTTTAAGAATAGTTTTAATGCTCAGGGTATGGCTGCAATGAATGCAGGTACACAGGCACATGATCGTATTCAGTCTGCTATGGGCAAGGTTGAATATGGAAAGCTTGTAGAACTTGAACGTGAAGTAAAAGTAGTAGACCCACCTATTCGTGGTTTTGCAGATGCAATCATTGAGATTGACGGAGAAGAAATAGTTGGTGAAATCAAAACAGTTAAGTCCGAAGGTTTTGATATTCGTAAAGATACTTCTACTGGTGCAGATAGTCACGTTGTTCAGTTACTTATTTACATGAAGGCTATGAATATGAGTGAAGGATTTTTCCTTTATGAAAATAAAAATAGTCACGAACTTGCTTGTATCCCTATCGTAATGTCTGAGGAAAATGAAAAGTATGCAGACTACATCTTTGATTGGATGCGTGAAGTTCACAAGGCTTGGGTTGACAAGAAAAACATTAAGCGTCCTTTTAGTGAAAAAGATAGCAAGTGTAATTACTGCCCAATTAAACAAGCTTGTTGGTCAATGCCAGATGGTCGCACAAAGATTGAGCCACTGGAGGTTAGATCGTTGTGAAAGACTGTGTACAGTGTAAACAGCCCTTTAACTTTAAAACACACAACCAAAAGTACTGTTCCAAAGAATGTTGTAGGCTTGCCACTAATAAAAAAATTATGCAAAAGTATTACATTAAAAAGCAGCGTTTGGCTGGTGCAGTAAGACTATGTGTTAATTGTCAAAACCAACTAAGTAGATACAACTCAGATAATAAGTGTACAATGTGTCAAGAACTTGAAAGAAAGAACAAGTCCAATATAGCGAAAGGAAGTATCCAAGATGTCATTAGCAAGCTTGGCAAAGCCAAAAGCAGGTAAAGTTTTAGGTATTGATGCATCAACTGGGTCTATTGCCTTCTGCCTATTTGAAAATGGTGTTCCTGTTAGATATGGAAAGTTCCCCTTAGAAGGCATGGACATTTATGAAAAAGTTGCAGATGCAGGAAAGAAAACAAAAATTGCATCAGAGTTTCTAAAGCCAGACTATGTTGCTATTGAATCAGCTATTATGGTCAAGTCTGCTGATGCAGGTTTAAAGATTGCAATGATTGTTGGTGCAGCACTTTCTGTGTTGCTAAAGCCAGGAGTTAAGACAGTTTCTATTGCACCTATTCAGTGGCAAGCATTTATTGGAAACAAAAATCCAACTAAGGCAGATAAGTTAGCATTGGAAAAAGAGATTCCAGGAAAGTCTGTAACTTGGTATAAAGGTGAAATGAGAAATAGAAGAAAGCAAAAGACTATGGACTTCTTTAATAATACTTTTGGAACAGAGATTGAAGACAATGATGTTGGCGATGCTTGTGGTATTGCCTATTATGCATACAAGAATATGACGGAGAGATAATGAGTAAACTATATCAATCAAAAGCTTGGTTAACAAAGAGATACCTCATTGATAGAAAAACTATTGAAGAGATTTCAAAAGAATGTGCAACAAGCCATCAAACAATATACAGATACCTTGTACAGTTTGATCTAATTAGGAGTCAGAGAACGTGGAAAAAAAGATAAAGATTAATTTTACTGGGGTAAACTTAAACTCAGATTATTCAAAGCAGGACAGTGGATACTCAACTGCTGCTAATAATATTTGTATAAATCTGCAAAAATATAATTTTGAAATTACAAACTTTGATCTACAATATAGAGGTATAAATATATCCTATGCTCCACCGCCAAATAATGTTCTATTTAGTGGAAAGTATAATATTATATATGCTTGTCACGAAACAACAGAGATATCTGATTACTGGGCAGAGTCTTTGGATAAGGCAGATGAGATCTGGACACCATCAAGTTGGGCAGCAGATGTTTTTAGAAAAAAAGTAAACAAAGAGGTCTATGTTGCACCACACGGTGTTTCTGGAGACTTTGTTCCTGCAAAAAGAAGATTACAGGATAATAAGTTTATTTTCTTACATTTAGGTGAGCCATACATTAGAAAAGGTGGTCAGGCTACTGTGGATGCTTTTTTGCAGGAGTTTGAAGGTAACAATGATGTACTGTTATTAATTAAATCTTATGACCAAGGACATACCATTCTTGTTCCAGATAGTAGTGGGAATATGGTAGAGCCACAAACAATTCATAAAAACATTAAAACTATAAGTAAGTCTATAACTCAGAATGAGTATTTAAAGATACTTCATAATACCCACTGCTTAGTATTTCCAACTTGGGGTGAAGGCTTTGGAATGATGCCACTTGAAGCTATGGCAAGTGGTATGCCAGTAATATCTACTTGGGAATGGGCAGAATACAAAGATGATATCAAGTATAAAATTGATAGTGATCTCTTACCAGTACCAGAAAAATTACCAAGTTATCTAAAGGAAACATATTTGGGTGAAATATATGTTGCTAGAATTGATTCTATAAGATATAATATGAGACAGGTATATGATAATTACGAACAGGCTTTTGAAGATGCTTGGCTAGACTCTTTTAAGATTCACAGAAAATGGAACTGGGAAGAAGTTGTTGAAAAGTATGCAGTACCAAGACTTAAGAAAATAGAAGGAGATATAAATGCACGAGTATACGGATCATGAAAAATTTCACATTGAGGTAGATCAGGTAAATCACCCAAGGCATTATACTTCTGACCCATCTGGTGTTGAGTGCATTCAAATTACTCGTCATAGAAACTTTAATATTGGCAATGCTTTTAAGTATATCTGGAGAGCAGGTATTAAGGATGATTTAAGACAGATTGAAGACTTGCAAAAAGCTATTTTCTATATCAATGATGAGATTAACAGACTGGAGGGTAAATACAATGCCTAGTTATGAATATACCTGCATCGAGTGTGATAAAACTATTAATAAAACTAACGTAAAAGTAGATGATAGAGACCACCAAGTTTGTGAAGAATGTGGAAATGTTTTAACTAGAAGTTGGACTATTGGTAATGTTGCTGTATGGGCACCAACATCTGGTGGATACCGTTAAATGCCTAAAAAACGCACAGAGATCAAATATAACCCACTTTGGGACGTTAAGCATGAATATACACACGGAAAAGATTTAATTACCCCAGGGACATTAGTTAAGATTAAGAATGTTCGTGGTGAGTTTAAGTTCCAAAAGTATGTTAAAAACATAGATTCAGGTATGGAATGGGTTGATGTTCTTGGCTCAACAGGCTATAGGTCCTTTTATGTATATGATTTAAAGGGTATAATTAAGCCTAAGAAGAAAAGAGCAAAGAAAGAAAATGTCTGAAATAGAATTAGTAGACCGTTGGGAAAACATCAACAAGGTTGCAGAAGAGTTTCTCAAGGGTAATACTAACCCCACAATCATTGCTAAAGCCCTAGAAATGAAGCGTGTAGATGTCATTGACTATCTAGAAGAATGGCGTATGGTTGTAAGAAGCGACAAGCAGGTACAACTTCGTGCTCGTGAGGCTTTAGTTGGGGCAGACCAACATTATTCAATGTTAATTAAAGAGGCTTGGGATGTTGTTAATGAAGCTGGAAATACTAACCAGCTTTCACAAAAGACCGCAGCACTAAAACTTATCTCTGACGTTCAACAGAAACAGATTGATATGCTTCAAAAAGCAGGTATGCTAGATAACCACGAGATGGCTGAAAAGATTATAGAAACAGAACAAAAACAAGAAGTTATTGTTGGTGTAATTAGAGAGGTAGTATCTAGTTGCGATAAGTGTCGCATTGAGGTAGCAGAAAGACTTTCAAAGATAAGCGACAAAGCAGAGGAAATCTAATGTTTGAAGATATGTTAGATCTTCTTGGTGGCGATGAGTTTGATGAACGCCCAGTAACTCTTGAAGAGTTTGTTACAAGTGAAGACTTTCTTGGTCTACCACCTCTATCTGATTATCAGTACACATCTATTCGTGCAATGAGTCAGATCTATAAAAAGGCAACTTTAATTAATCTTTTTGGTGAAGATGAGGGTGAAAAAAGATGGAAGCAAACTTGTAATGAAGTAATCCTTCAACTTGGTAAAGGTTCTGGTAAAGATTATATGTCAACTATTTCTGTGGCATATATTGTTTATCTTTTGCTTTGCCTTAAAGACCCTGCTAAATATTTTGGTAAGCCTCCAGGCGACTCTATTGATATTCTTAATATTGCTATCAATGCTGAACAGGCTAAGAATGTTTTCTTTAAGGGATTTAAAACTCGTATTGAAAAGTCACCTTGGTTTGTTGGAAAGTATACCCCAACTGCAGGTGCAATGACATTTGATAAAGGTATTACTTGTCACTCAGGACACTCTGAGAGAGAGTCTTGGGAAGGTTACAACGTAATTATGGTTATCCTTGATGAGATATCTGGCTTTGCTACGGACTCAACATCAGGACACGATCAAGCCAAGACTGCTTCTGCACTGTATGATATGTATCGTGCTTCTGTAGACTCTCGCTTCCCAGACTTTGGTAAAGTTGTTTTGCTTTCATTCCCACGCTATCGTAATGATTACATTCAGGAACGATACAATGCGGTGATTGCCTCCAAAGAAGTTGTTATGAGACAGCATACATTTAAGCTAGATGAAGAACTTGAAGGTGATGATGATACCGCAGAGAATTACTTTACGGTTGAATGGGAAGAAGATATTATTGAAGCATACAAGTTTCCAAAAGTGTTTGCTCTAAGACGACCTACTTGGGAAATTAATCCAACTAGATCTATCAATGATTTTAAGATTTCATTCTACACAAAACCAACAGATGCTTTATCTCGTTTTGCCTGTATGCCACCAGATGCTGTGGATGCCTTGTTCCGTTCAAAAGAAAAAATAGAGGCTTGTTTTAATCAGGTAAATATTGCGGTGGATCAAGAAGGCAGGTTTGCTGAATCATTCCAACCAGATAAAGAAAAGCAATACTACATACACGTTGACCTTGCACAAAAGCATGACCACTGTGCTGTATCTTTGTCACACGTTGAAAAGTGGGTAAAGGTAAATAGTTTTAACGATAAAGATGTTGTAAGCCCTATTGTTGTTGTGGATGCTGTTAGATGGTGGACACCAACCGCAGAAAAAACGGTAGACTTTAAGGAAGTAAAGGCATATATCCTTAGCCTTAGAGAGCGTGGATTTAACATTAAGTTAGTAACCTTTGACCGCTGGAACAGCCTTGATATTATGAATGAACTAATTGCGGTGGGTATGAAATCAGAAACACTTTCTGTTGCTAAGAAGCACTATGATGATATGGTTCTATTAGTAGCAGAGGAAAGAATCGTTGGTCCTGCTATTTCACTTTTAACAGAAGAGCTATTGCAATTACGCATCATTCGTGATAAAGTAGATCATCCAAGAAAAGGCTCAAAGGATTTAGCAGATGCAGTTTGTGGTTCAATCTATAATGCTATTGCCCGTACTCCAAAAAATATTGGGGAAATAGAAATACAAATACATTCGTATGAACAGTTTGTTGATGATTCTGATATTGATCCAGAAGAATTAAGACCAGGTAATCAAAAGATTCCTATGGATATTATGGACTTTTTAGGAGGACTAAATGCCATCTAACAATGAAGACTTTTATGAAGAAGATTTTGATCAAGATAGATTAGATGACCTTATGAGGTACCTAATAGAAGATGGGTACTTGTTGCCAACTGGAATGGATGAGGGTGGAGAACCTTTATACCAAACTACACCAAAGTTTAGTAAAGACTTCCCAGATATGTTTGAAGAGCAGATAGCTGAAACTAATATAATCATCTATGAATTATGGATGATGGGTTTGTTAGATGTGACGGTAAAGGAAGATGTTAATGATTGGGTAGTAATAGTCAATGATAAAACAATGACCTGTGATTTAGGTCCATTAACTCAGGACCAAAAGAATGTAATTTTACAATTAAGGTATAAGACTTTGTATTCAGAAGATGATACAATTTAGTGTCAAAAAGTATTGACATTTTAGCTAAAAGAAGGTAATATATAACTATGGAAACAACATTTGAAGATAAGGTTGCATATGTAGCAACATCGTTCTATCGCCGTTTTGACGATAGTGAAGAAGGCTTTGATGCCACCAACGAGTACCCTTCGGTACTTCGTACAATTTTTACTCGTAATGATATGGCAGGTCCACTTGCTCTAGCATTGTTTAATGGTGACATTGAATTAAAAGGTGATAGCGTAAAGAAGTGGATTGAAGAGTCTTACGATATTCTTGTAGCAGTATTTGGTGATCCAAATATTAAAGAGGAAGAAGTTCCAGAAACTCCAACTCTAGATACAAAGCCCAAGAAAGCTCCTGCAAAGAAAGCAGCAGCAAAGTCTTAAGTAGGTTAGCCTCGTTGGTCTAGCGGTTAGGACGCTTCCCTTTCACGGAAGAGATCAGGGGTTCGATCCCCCTACGAGGTACAGCAGTGTGTGTTTGTCAGTTGCACACACTCCCACATGTTAGGTGGCATGGCAAACTGACAGGCGAATGTTGCATAATGGTAGTGCTCCTTCCTTCCAAGTAGGTGGCGAGAGTTCGATTCTCTCCATTCGCTCAAAGGAAAGGGATTGACATAATATATCTTGTTGGTCTCTTTCCTTCTATCCCCAATAGCTCAATCGGCAGAGCGTCAAACTGTTAATTTGAATGTTCCTAGTTCAAGTCTAGGTTGGGGAGCTCGGAGGCAGACGTTCTGCTGGATATGTCTCAAGGTGGGGCAGCTGACTGTAAATCAGTGGCGGATGCATGGTAGGTTCGATTCCTACATCCAGCACTAACAAAAACACTACAAAAGAGAGTATACTGGTAATATGATTGAAACAGAAGAAGTAGTAGATCGTCAATTAAAAGTTGCAGATAGATGCGATAGGTGTGGTTCGCAAGCATTTGTACTTGTTAAGGGTATTTCTGGAGAGTTAATGTTTTGTGGACACCACTACGCAAAGAATCAAGAGGCATTGGAAAAGTATGCCTATGAGATTGTTGATGAAAGAAATCATATAAATAGCCACTCTGCGTCAAGCCCTATTTAATTTTAGGGGTGTTAGCTCAGTTGGTCAGAGCAGCAGACTCATAATCTGCCAGTCGTCAGTTCAAGTCTGACACACCCCACGCCCTCGTAGCTAAGTGGATATAGCGAATGGTTTCTACCCATTAGGACGGGAGTTCGAATCTCTCCGAGGGTACTTTTTAAGATATAATTAACTTGGGATATATCCCTAATTTATTAGAAAAGAGTGATTCAAATGGGTTCACCTATTAAAGGTGGTAAGGTTACAACGCCTTACAAGAAACTTGGTAAGATGTGGAGCAAAGGCTATCACACAGGAGTAGACTATGCTTGCAAAGTTGGAACAGACATTGTTGCTGTTGCAGACGGTAAGATTGAAAACGCTACCTGGGGAGCCAGCTATGGCACACAGTTGGTCCAAAAAGTTGAAGGTGGCTGGGTAATCTATGCACATCTTTCAAAGGCTCTAGTTAAGGCTGGAGACAAAGTTAAGAAAGGACAACACATTGGAGAGTCTGGTAATACAGGTAACTCCTCTGGTCCCCACTTGCATTTTGAAATGAGAGATAACATTAGATGGAGTGCAGGTAAAGATATTGATCCTGCTAAAATTCTAGCATCTTAATTAAGTAAATAATAAAAACCCTTGACTTTTGTTAAGGGTTTTTGTTATAATTAGGGTATGAGCGAATATGTATCTTGGAAAGCTGGCGATCCAAAAATTAAACCAGCACCGCAAAAAATACGTCCTAAGACTTGGACGCAACTAGACTTTGGAGCACAAGATTCTATTGTTCCAAAGACCACAGGAATTGCAAACTGGGCTTTCTACATTAATGTAGCAGAGCTTGGTGGAGCACCTAATATGAAAATCCGTTTCACTAGAGATATTGGAACAAAGGAAGCAGACTTTACAGGTCAAAGAATGCTTGACTTACAACTAGACAACATTCATTCTGGCACTTGGTTCTTTAAAGCAAATAAGGGTCAGCCAGTTGGTCTTGAAGTTTATCACGCAGGTAAAACAGATATGACAGTCACTACTCGTGAACTGAAAATGTGGATACCATAATAGTATAATATACTAGGGGATGATCAGTTTCGACTTTATGTGGAAACTTATACACCAGCACAAGAGAGTTACTTGTAAAACTAAATAAATATAAACGGCACAACACAAACTGCCTTCGCTTTAGCTGCATAGTTAAAAGCCGTCTGACGACTAGATAGGAACAGAAAGTCGTGTATGTAAGAAAATGTAAGAAATATCTTGACAATATTGCTGTGTAAGTGTATAATTGAAAACATAAAGGACGGCGGTGCAATTCCGCCCATCTCCACAAAGGATTAAAATGGATTACAGCGAATGGAAGTTCCAACAACTTCAAGGAAACATTCAGCCATCATATGACACGTTAAGTACGGCATCAAAGTTTGCCTTTCTTAGTATTGCTATATTTTTTTGGTCTGCAATTTTATTTGTAGAAAACTGGCTTTTAATGATTTTTATTGGCACACTACACTCAGTATTTAACTTTATTCCAGCACTTGGATTTTGGACGGTGTTTTGGTTTAACCTTTTAATTGGAATTGTTATTAACATTGCTAGACAAAACATTAAGGCTTCCAAGTGAATAAGCTAGTATTAGTTGACATTGATGGAACGGTAGCACATAGAACTAATCGTGAACCATTTGAATATGATAAAGTTTTAGATGACCGCCCAGACAATGAAACGATTGAAGTTATCAATGCTTTATGGAGAGCAGGATATAAAATTATATTTATCTCTGCTCGTGATGACTCCTGCTTTGATGATTCATATGAATGGTTAAGGTTACATTGTCCTCCATTTATAAAACTATATATGCGTAAGACAGGTGACTTCCGTAAAGATGCAGTTATCAAAGAAGAGATATATCGCAAACATATAGAACCTTTCTATGATGTATTTTGTGTATTTGATGATCGCAATCAAGTTGTAGATATGTGGAGAAGTATTGGTCTTAAATGTTTTCAACCTGAGCCTGGTGATTTTTAATGAGCAGAGGTTTCCAGTTTGATTTCTTTGCAGAAGAATGGTCACATACTTGCGGTGCTTGTAAAACAGAATTATATGCACCAACTAAAAAACATATGGAAGGTAACTTCTGGTTACACACCCACTCAAATGACTGTCTTGGAGGATGGTAATGAATATAAAAGATTTAGAGGATCTAATAAATTACGAAACAGATGAACAGATTATGCTTATGGACGGCTTTGAAGAAGCTTTTATTGGTTTTTCTAGACGATGTGGTCAGCCAACATTGGCAACATACTCTTTTGAAAAAATGTTGCAGGTACTAATTGATCGTGACGGAATGGACGTAGAAGAGGCTGCTGAATACATTTCTTATAACTGTGCAGGTGCTTGGATGGGTGAACTGACACCAGTTATTTTATATGAATATGGAGATGCTAATGTCTAAAGAAACCAAGAGTTACTTTATTAAATCAACAGATGAGTTAACAGAAATTTTTGTAACAGGATTAAGAACCTATGTTAAAAATCGTTTAGGTGAAACTGAAATGCATATGGAAGATTTTGCAGTAGAAGCAGCAAACTTTGCAGAATGTTTTTTTGCAACAATGACGGCGTTACCAAAGGACCAAAATGGAATTTAAGCTTCACCACGAAAAAGATGCTGGTCCAGTAGTTCGCTGGATTGCAACAAAATTATTAGGAATTATGCATACAATAGAAAAGCCCCTATATGACTATGCAGATATGTATACAGCAGTATGGGATGACTATGAAGATGACAACCTTTCTGTGCCACACAATCAAATGGGAATATTTGATAACCTAGAACCTTTGCCACAATTTAATAACCTAATAGAGGACTTAATCTAATGACAGATAATGAATATTACTATAGAGACCAAATGAAAGAATTACAAAATGTAAATGCATTTGTTAGAGTAAACACTCTTAGAACTATTTTAAATAAACTGGAATGGTTTAAAGAAAACGGCTCTACATTAGATGACGCTATTGAATTTATTAAATCGGAGTTAAAGTGATACAAAAGATTTTAAGATATGCTGAACACTTAGGTTTAGATAAAGAAGAGTTATTAGAAATGACAATGCTAGAGGCAATGTTAAAGATTGAACAAACAAAAGATATGTGGAAGGAAGTGAAACAAATTGGGTAAGCATCACGATAAAGTTTTAAAAGCACTAGAGGCTAGAAAAAATAATGTTCCACAAAAAGGTGGATATAATATGCCTGGATCAATGAACAAAAAGAAAACTGGATATAGAAAATAAAGTAACTTGACAATCTATATAGGTTTATGTTAGACTAGAATAATGCGATTCAAAACCTTGGTTTTGATTCCCGTTATTGCGGTTCTTGCAACATATGTTGTATCCCTACCAGTAACCCAGAGTC